CCATGGTCTGCGGGCTTTGGTACAAAGTACGCAAACCCCGCAACGCTACCTACGGGAAGTGCATTTGGTGTTGCCTTTAACCCTGCGGGTACCGACATTGCTGTTGCGCATGATGTCAGCCCTTACGTTTCAGCCTATCCTTGGTCTGCAGGGTTCGGTACAAAGTACGCAAACCCCGCAACGCTACCTACGGGCACAGGTGAAAGTGTTGCATTTAATTCTACGGGCACAGCAATAGCAGTAGCACATTTAGTGTCACCAAACGTTTCAGCTTACCCATGGTCTGCGGGCTTTGGTACAAAGTACGCAAACCCCGCAACGCTACCTAGTCTTAATGGTGTTGGCGTTGCCTTTATCTAACATCTAACAAAGGAAAAAAATGACAGAAAATACACAACCAACTGCAGTAGAGAGCAGACAGGATGAGGTTGATACATATACCAACAACATCCTTAACTATGAACGCCTATTGGCAATCCTTGACGGTAACTGGGATAGCGATCTAGTACACCTTAAAGACATTGAGGCACAAGAAGCAGCTCGCCAATGCCCTATGGATCGCTTAGAGCGCCTCGCTGTTCTACAACAGTTCGATCAAGTGACTAACCTACTCAAGACTGAGATAGTCGAACGCGCTAAAGCTGCTGCCATTTTGGAAATCCTTAAGGCCTAATGCTTAAAAGTCAAAATGGTTGGCCTGCATCTAAAGACCAGGGCGAGATAGGTATTAAGTCCTATCCGATACCTGGTATCTCTATCAAGTTGCGCTGCGCTGAGGCAGTGGCCCCATTACTTATTGGCTTTGCTAGTGAGTTCCATCTATTGATTGAGCCTATAGATCATGGCTCACTTGATGATTTTGGTTACTGTTATAGGTTGGTTAGAGGCAGTGACGTGAGGGTGAGCAATCACAGCTCTGGTACAGCCATCGATCTCAATTCTAGCAAGCATCCCCTGGGGCAGGTTGGAACATTTGAGCCAGGCAAGGTACCCATGCTGCGAGCCTTAGCCCATAAATACGGACTGGTTTGGGGCGGTGACTATCGAGTGCGTAAGGATGAGATGCACTTTGAGATAAGTATTGATGCAGTCAAAGTGGCGGCATTGATAAAGAAAATGGAGCTAAACAATGAATAAGGAAAAAACACTAGCCATATTGGCATCTTGGGGCAGATCCTTTGCCGCCGCTGCTATCACGTGCTATATGAGTTTTGAGTCAGTTACGCCTCAGATCATTATCAATGCTGGACTAGCTGCAGTTTTACCGGTAATTCTGCGCTGGTTAAACCCAGCCGATAAAGCCTTTGGCAGAGTGACTAAGTAAATGGGAGTCCAGGCATGGATAGCAACGACAGTGGGGGTTATTGCTATCCTGTCTGGTCTGTACGGGGCTATGAGGTTTATTGTCAAGGCTCTTTTAGCTGAGTTATTACCAGATGGCAACGGTGGTCACAATCTAAGGGGCCGTGTCGATCGTATAGAGCTAAAAGTAGATCGCATCTACGAGCTGTTGATAGAAAACAAGCTCAGCCGATAGCGTGTCGCTTGCCTTATGTCGGTGTCTGGGTTCATACTTTACCTACAACGCCGAGAGGGCTAACTCGGATAGGTGAGCCTTATCGGCCTTAACAAAGGGCGATTATGAATAGTTTAGATATAATTTTATATATAACTGGTGCTGTCGCATTATTCTTGATTTTTACTGTTGGGTATTCAACAGGCCACAAGGACGGCAAGCGCGAGGGTTACACTCAAGGCCGAGCAATAGGCCGAGCAATGAACCGTAAGCAAGTAGGCATCAAGTGAGCGGCTTTTTAGATAACTATGAGTTGGCTAATGACACGATCAAGCGCTTTTGGGTTGAAAATCCATCAGGACGCATATTGCCAATAATTGTTGATATTGATTTATCAGCTGGTTGGGTCTTATTTAAGGTTGAGGTATATAGAGAGTTTGAGGATCATCAACCAAGCGCCATAGGCCATGCTTACGGTAACGTTAATTATTACCCGGCAAACATGAAACGCTGGTTTATTGAGGATAGCGAAACCTCTGCGATAGCCAGGGCCATCAAACTCTTAACCCCAAGTGCTGAGAGGCCAAGTCGTGAGGATATGGAAAAGGTAGAGGCACTAAAGCCTGTGCCAGATAACCAAGACTTTTGGGCTACCAACCCTGCAGCTGAGGCAATTCCAACATTAGCTCAAGCAGTAGAAACTCTTGCTACCCAGATGGGGGCAAGGATTGAGCCAGGTGTACCATCGTGTAATCACGGGGCACGGGTCTGGCGTAGCGGCGAAAAGAACGGTAAAGCCTGGGGCAATTACAGCTGTGTCGAAAAGACTAGGGCTAATCAGTGCGCTCCCTATTGGTATGTCCTTACCAGCGATGGCACATGGAAACCTCAAGTATGAGCAGATACGTGGAAGTTATCAACATTAAGACTATGAGCGCCAAAATCTTAGATAATGGTGTTGTCATCTCTACATACAAGGTTGAAACCTGCGACAAGTGCTTAACGATTGCCAGGCTAGATCGTTTTGGCTATCAAAAAAGCGATCCTGCCGAAAATATTATCTGGTTTTGTAAGGATTGCAGGTAGTGACAAAGGTTGTACTCGATGAGCTAATGGTCACGCGCTCCATTGAGTTGGGTATAGAGCGAGCTAATAAGTACAGACCCCAGTATGCAGGCATTACGGATAAAAAAAACTACGATCTAATGCTACATGGTGGCAGTTTTACCGAGTTTGCGGAAAAACAGATAGATGCCGTAGGGGCTGAGTGCGCTGTAGCTGAGTATTTTGGCTTTGAGGATTTTACGCCATTAAACGGGTCATACAAAGATAAGGCAGATGTAGGCGAGAATATAGAGGTTAAACACAGTTACCTGGCTTGTGGCAATCTGCTTATCTCAGGTATAGATCGTAATGCTGATGTAGCTGTATTGGTTATTGGTCGTTGCCCTAGTTATGAGATTGTGGGTTGGCTACCGGTATTTGAGTGCAAGGCTGATAAATATAGATCAGCAAAGATATTAGGTGATAGTTACCTAGTACCAAGGGCAGATTTAAGGCCTATGGATGATCTTAACATGATAAGGGGTTGGGTTTATGAGCGAAATAAACTTTGAGTGCAGAAAGTGTAAGAAAGTAACCAAGCAGTTAGAGCGCGTAGTTACAGATAACCTACCGCCTCATGTGAAGGTATTGGAGTGTACTGTCTGTGGCGTTATGGGTGTATGCGCCATTAAAACTAAGTTGGTGACTCTACCTGACGGTAGTTGGGGTGTATGTGACTGTGTGGAGTGCAGCAATGCCAACGTATGAGTATGAGTGCATCAGTTGTAACGTACGCATAACAGCCATTAGATCCATCCATGAGGAAAATGCTCCCTATTGCTGTGGCCTGGCTATGAGGCAAATCTATGGATCCTTTGCCATTAACCTCAAGGGTAAAGGCTGGGGTAAAGATGCTTAATAGTTATCCACAAGAGCCTGTGGATAAAGCGACACACCCAGGCAAATACTTGACTAAATATGGATATATCTCGTTATACTTAAAACAGTATTTACTGTTATTAAAAGATAAGAAAGATAAAAAAAAACTAAATACTAAAACTGCAGTTAAAAACGGGATAGCTCTGTTAATAGTGATTTTAACTATAAATCAACCAATAAGTGCTAAAGCATACAATCCATCGATAGAGGCATATAAACTCTATGCTCACATGATGGTAGGTAATGATAAGCAATATAGGTGCCTGGTGCAGCTGTGGGATCGTGAGTCACATTGGCGCCCTAATGCCAAGAATCCTAAGAGCACTGCTTATGGCATACCTCAACTACTACACTTGAAGGTTACTAATCCATATAGACAGATAGAGTTAGGCATTAGGTATATTGCTAAACGTTATAGTAATAGTTGTAAAGCATTAGCTTGGCAAAAGAGAGTAGGTCATTATTAATGGCTGCATATAAGGGCGATCCACGTAACCTACGCGCCTACCGCAAGCGACGCATCGAAGTCCTCAATAGAGATGGCTGGATATGTTACTACTGTGGTGGTGATGCCCAACAGGCCGATCATGTGATACCAATTAGCAAAGGGGGTGACCCTATGGCTCTTGAGAATATGGTGGCTTGTTGTAAGCGCTGCAATTCAGCCAAAGGAAATCGCCCACAGGCGGCTTTTTTAGCCACGAGCGACACCCCCCCTGTCTTTGCATCCTCTATATCCCCGAGGACAGTCATAACGGCCCTACAAGGCCCGTGTATGGGCCAAGAGAGCCAAGACTTAACCTGATGGCTAGCAAACCTAAACAGAGTCGTACTGGGGCTGTTCGACCCAGGCTCGAAAATAAACCACTCAAAGGCATTAGCAGAGGGCCAGAGGTAGCAAAGCTGGCAGAGGAGATCGGGCTGCCTCTTTTACCCTGGCAAAACTATGTGCTCAACGATATGTTAATGATCGATAAAAATAAGCAATTCATCCGCAAGACAAACCTAGTTTTATGCGCCAGACAAAATGGCAAGAGTCACCTGGCACGTATGCGTGTTTTAGGCGGCCTCTTTCTATTCAATGAGCGTAATCATGTCATTATCTCAAGTGCTAGGGCTATGGCTTTGACTACCTTTAGAGAGGTTGTTGATGCTATTGAGGCTGCTCCGATCCTTAAGGCCCAGCTAAAACAGGTCAAGTACACCAATGGCGCCGAGGCTATTATCTTAAAATCTGGGGCAAGGTTAGATGTTAAAGCAGCTACTAGAGATTCAGCTCGCGGTGCTACTGCAGATTTTCTATTTATAGATGAGCTGCGAGAGGTCGATGAGTTGGCCTACTCTGCAGCTTTACCGGTGACGAGGGCTAGACCCAATAGCCAAACTCTGTTAGCTAGCAATAGTGGAGATGCTTTTAGCACTACCCTTAATGATCTACGAGAGCGTTGTCTAAGCCATCCTCCTGCATCGATGGGTTATTATGAATACAGCGCACCTCAGTTTGCAGCTTTGACTGATCGTAAAGCATGGGCTATGGCTAATCCTGCCTTGGGTGTCTTAATCACTGAGGCCTCAATTCAAGAGGCTTTAACGACACAAAGTACCGAGCAATTTAGGACAGAAACACTTTGCCAATGGATAGATTCGCTACAATCACCGTGGCCACACGGATCTGTTGAGGATGCCTCGGATATAACTCTCAAGATGGCACCAGGGCCTCTAACTGTCTTTGCCTTTGACGTGAGTCCAAGCAGGCGCGATGCTAGTTTGGTTATGGGACAGTTATTACCAGATGGCAAAATAGGCGTAGCAGTGTTAGAAACCTACAGCTCTCAGGTCGCAGTCGATGAGTTATCGATTGCTGCAAGCATTAAAAAATGGGCCGATCTCTACTACCCCAGGGTTGTCTGCTATGACAAGTACACTACGGCCTCTATTGCTCAGCGTTTGCAGATGAGTGGAGTACAAACTCGGGACATATCAGGCCAGGCTTTTTACACTGCCTGCTCAGATTTTCATAACAGCCTGACTAACAATCGCCTGCGCCATAGTGGGCAAGAGGTTCTGATCCAACAAATGAGCAACTGCGCTGCCAAAACTAACGACAGTAGCTGGCGTATTGTTAGGCGTAAATCTGCAGGCGCTGTTGACATACCAATAGGCCTGGCTATGGTGATCCATGTACTCGCCCAGCCTGTATCTGAGGCTAAGGTTTATAGTTAGACACGCCGAGGCTGTGGATAACCTCTAACCTGTGGATAACCTATAATCCGCACTATGGGTATATTGCAAACTTTAGGCGTATCTAAAAAAGATATAACAGCCCAGTTAGCCCCGCCCACAATGGCGCAGAATTATGGTCAAGGCATTTATAGCGGTGTCTATGGCGCCATCACTAATACAAGTACCTACATCGATCGTTATTTAGCTCTACAGGTACCGAGTGTTAGCCGTTGTCGTAATTTAATTGCTGGCGTAATTTCGAGTATTGATTTAGAGCTATATAAGAAATCTACAGGCGAGGAATTGGAAAGCCCTCTCTGGCTAGAGCAACCAGATATACGACAACCCCGTAGCGTTACTATTGCATATACAGTTGATAGTTTATTATTTTACGGTATCGCTTATTGGCGTGTTACTTCACTCTATGCAGACGATGGACGGCCTTCAGGTTTTGAGTGGATAGCTAATACTCGCGTTACCATGACAACTAATAAAGATGGCACTGAAGTACAAAGTTATTCCATCCAAGGTGAAGTGTGCCCTATGTCCGGTATTGGATCTCTTGTAACATTTCAATCATTGTTGCCAGGTGTCTTAGATACAGGTGCTCGCACAATCACTGCAGCTTTAGATTTAGAAAAGGCCGCTAGTGTCGCAGCTGCAACTCCAATGCCTACAGGATTTATTAAAAATAGTGGTGCAGATTTACCAGAGGCCCAGATCAGTGGACTATTAGCGGCGTGGAAAGCTGCACGCTCTAACCGATCGACTGCATATTTAACTTCAACTTTAAACTATGAAACTACAGGTTTTAGCCCTAAAGATATGATGTATAACGAGGCTAGCCAGTACCTTGCTACTCAGATAGCGCGTTTAATGAACGTACCAGCATATTATATTTCAGCTGATATGAATAACTCTATGACATATCAAAATATCTTAGATGGTCGCAAGGAGTTCGTAGCATATTCTTTGCAGCCATATATTAGCGCCATTGAGAATCGTTTATCTATGGATGATATTACGCGACACGGTAATATAGTTAAGTTTGCCCTGGATGAAACATTTTTAAGAGCAGATACTTCAGCACGTTTAGATGCCTTAGAAAAAATGCTTACTTTAGGTTTAATCGATTTACCTACAGCACAATCTATGGAGCAATTAAGTCCGATGGGCACAAGTGAAGGGATGATGGTTAATGATATTAACATTTAGTGGAGTAGTGCAGGCAGTAGATAGCGGCGAGCGCCGTACTATTGCAGGTAAAATTGCACCTTATGACGGCGAGATAGGTAACACCTCAGCCGGTCGAGTTGTCTTTGCTAAAGGTTCAATAGTTGCAGCTAATCCAGATAAAGTTAAGCTATTGATGAGTCACGATAATACAAAACCTGTTGGGCGCATGACTTCAATGCAATCAGCCGAGGATGGTCTATATGCAAGTTTTAAGATCAGTGCGAGCACTCGCGGTAATGATGCAATTTTGCTAGCCCAAGAACAGTTAATGGATGGCCTATCCGTTGGGGTTGAAGTTACCGCCTCAGAGCCAAAAGATAACTACCTCTTGGTGACGGCGGCAGTTTTACGAGAGGTCAGCCTGGTTGAGTCAGCTGCATTCCCGAGTGCCGCCGTGCAAAAGATTAGCGCAGCTGAGATGGCAGCTATTGAGGCTGCTAACTCAACGAGTGTTAAAACTACAATAAGTAATACCACGATCAATACAACAACAACCGAAACCGAAACAGAGAGCGAGGCCGCTGTGACTACAGCCCCCGATACATCAACACCTGATGCAACAGCACAGGAAGAAACGGCTGTCCCTGCAGTAGAGGCAGCCCGTCCAATTATCCGCGCTAATCCATTAAACAGCCAGCACGTGCGCCACGATATTACTTCAGCTGGTGCATACACAGCACGTAAAGTACGCGCAGCTCTAGGCGATGAGGAATCACGCCTTTTCATTACTGCAGCAGATGATTTTTCAAGTGCTGGCCTTGGCTTTACACCAACACAGTATCTCAAGTCGATCGTATCTACACAGGGCAACTTTGGCCGTCCAGCTTTTGAGTGCGTAGATCGCCAGGTAATCCCTGCCAGTGGTATGACGATCAATCGGCCTAAGTTCACGACGTATCCAGCTGTGACAGTTGAGGCAGAAGGTGGAGCAGTCCAAAATACAGATGCTGTGTCAGAGTATTTAACAGCAACTATATCCAAGTACAGCGGTATGCAAACGCTGAGCATAGAATTATTGGAGCGCTCAGATCCTGGCTTTTATGAGGCGGTTACTAATGAGCTTGCTAATAATTACGCAAAGGTCACAGATGCCGCTCTTATTACAGCCCTTACCGCAGGGGGTACGCAAGCTACAGGTGTAGCAGCTACATCAGCTGGCATCATTTCATACATCTCAACAGAGGCACCACTTGCTTACACAAACTCAAGCTATTTTGCTAAGAATTACCTAGCAGGAAGCTCACAATGGAGCTTGCTACTTGGGGCTACAGATTCAACTGGGCGCCCAATTTATTCAGCGGCTAACCCAATGAATAACGGCGGTAATGCTATGACTACATCGGCTAAGGGTAATGTGATGGGCCTTGATCTATATGTAGATCGCAACGTAGTTGCTACTACTATCGATGAATCAGCCTTTATTATCGCACCAGAGGCCTTTACAGTCTTTGAGTCACCTACTGCTTATATGTCAGTAAATGTCGTATCCAACCTACAGGTTCAGATCGCTATTTATGGCTATATGGCAACTATGGTTAATATCGCTGGCGGTATCCGCCGATTTAACCTCACCTAAGCAAAACTCAATAGTGGGTAGGGCATTAGCCCTTTGCCCTACCTACCTAACGTAAGGAGTACCGACATGGCAGCTACATACGTAACAGCCGCAACGCTTAAGGCTAGCCTCGGTGTCGGTACTCTTTACGATTCTTACTCTTGGATAGAGGATACCTGCCAAGCAGCGCAGGATCTCATCCAAGATTTTTTATGGTTTGACGATGCACCTGTAGTGGGAACAGCATTAGCCAATAATGTTGCTACAGTCATGGTTGCCAACCCAGGGATATTTACTACGGGCCAATCTGTAACTATCTCTGGGGCTGGTTCAACCTTTAATGGTACTTATACAATTACCGGCACCTCCCCTTACCCTGCACCTAATTTATCTGTGCCTAGCTACAATTTTAATATGATGCAATACCCTAATGGTTATAGTTTTATACAGTATGCCAAGACTGCTAGCAATCAGACATTTAGACGAGTATTACCTTACGGTAATGCCGCTGGTGAGGATACAAAAACCAATGTCTATGCCAATACACACGCTATCAACACTGCAGCTTTGATACTGGCTGAGAATATATGGACTAGCCGATTTAGCACACAAAACGGTGGCACTAGCGTAGATGGATACAGTTACTCGCCATTTAAGATGAGCAATACACTCATGGCATCGATCAGAGGTCTTTTAGCAAATTATCTTAGCCCTGGAAGTATGGTCGGATAGTGTCAGCGGCAATTACAACACTACGCAGCACGATAGCTACAGCTTTATCTAATCCTGGTGTTTGGGATACCTTTGCATTTCCACCTAGCACAATTTTAGCCAATAGCGTTGTAGTAGCCCCTGCAGATCCATATATAACGCCTACTAACAATTCAAGGGCAACAATCTCGCCTCTGGCTAATTTTAAGATCATTATGACAGTGCCTATGTTTGATAATCAGGCGAACCTTATGGGCATTGAGAATACGATAGTTGCAGTGTTTAATAAACTGGCCTCAAGTTCTTTAGTTTTTAATGTGAGTGATGTATCAGCACCAAGTGTATTAAGCGTTGCTAGCGGTGATTTATTGACTAGCGATATGACCATCAATATTTTAACGAGTTGGGAGTAAAACTATGTTCACAGACGAGGATATTGCCTTTCTTATCAAAGTAGGGCAGATCACAGAGGCACCAAAAAAAGAAACCAAAGCAAAAGAAACAACAACAGCTACTAATGAGGAGTAACAAATGGCAATTTATTTAAACAATGGTGTAGTGGTCACGCTCAACTCAGTCGCACTATCAGACCACGTAACAAGTGTAACGCTTAACCGAGTCTTTGATGAGCTTGAGGTAACGGCTATGGGCGATACAGCTCATAAGTTCGTTAAGGGCCTTGAGGCCAGCTCGATCACTTTAAACTTCTTAAGTGACCAAGCAGCCGCCAACGTCAATGCAACGCTACAAGCGGCCTGGGGTACAACAGTACCAATTACACTCAAGGCAACTGCAGCTGCAGTGTCAGCAACTAATCCTCTCTACAGCACAACAATTTTAGTTAATAACACAACAGATATTAACGGTGCCGTAGCCGATATTGCTACTCAGTCAATTACCTTTACCTGTAATTCAGTCATTGTAATTACAACGGCATAATCAACTAAAAAAGGGGCTAAACAAAATGGCAAAACTAAAGATAACCAGGGCCGATGGATCAATATCTGAGCATCAGATTACTCCACGTATCGAATATGCCTTTGAGTTGTATGCAAAAAAAGGTTTTCATAAAGCCTTTAGAGATGATGAAAAACAGAGTGACCTCTATTTCTTGGCTTGGGAGTGCATCCGTACCTCTGGCGAAGTAGTAAAGCCCTTTGGGTCTGATTTCTTAGATACTCTAACCAAGGTTGAGGTATTAGACGATAACCCTTTGGAGTAGTGGGGCGTGGTTCCTTTGGCTATGTGATCGCTCAAATAGCCGTAGAAACAGGAATCGCACCCCAGCACCTCTTAGAGTTAGATAGCATGATGTTTGCCAATGTAGTTAAGGTGTTAAATGATAGATCGAAGGAGATGCTAGATGCCCGCCGTAGAAATAAGAGGTAATACGGATCTACGGGCAGCACTACGCCGCTTTGCACCTGATCTAAGTAAGGCATTGGCTAAAGAGTTAAGAGTTGCTCTTATGCCGGTGGTAAAAGAGGCTAGAGGTTTTGTACCTGCAACAAGCGATATTATGCGAGGTTGGCAGCCACGCTCGTTTAGCGATGCACGTTTTCCATTTTATGATTCTAAGTTAATTATTAAAGGTATTACATTTAGCACCAGTGTAAGCAAACCTGATAAAAATGGATTTACCTCTAATGCTCGTATTATCAATAAAAATGCAGCGGGCGCGATCTATGAAACTGCCGGACGTATAGGGCCACAACCCTGGGTAGGCCCTAAAGCTGGTGGTAGCAGTCATAAGGTAAGTAGATCCAACTGGTCGGGTGCAGGTGAGCAATTTATTAGCAATCTAGGGCCATTAACCTCAAGCCTTAGAGGTCGTGGGCGCTTAATTTTTAGAGCCTGGGCCAATAGTCGTGGAGTGGCAGAGGGCGCAGCGATGAAAGCAATAAGTAAGGCTACAAAAGAGTTTTACAAACGCAGCAATGCGGGTACTTTAAGAAAGGCTGCATGATGTCTGATAATGCCAATGTACATATCAATTTAAACTCTAAGGCCGATCTAAAAGGATTTAAGAAGGCAGAAACAGCTTTAGATAAATTAGTAGGGGGAGCTGGCAAATTAGCTGCCTCATTGGGCATCGCTTTTAGTACAAAACAAGTATTAGCCTATGCAGCCGCCTCAATGAAGGCCGCCGCTGCAGATCAAAAGAGCCAATATATTTTAGCTGCTAATCTAAAAAATCTAGGTCTGGCCTATGCCAACGTAGATAGCGAGGCTTTTATCAAGTCTATGGAAACTCAGACTCATATAGCCGATGATCTTTTGAGGCCAGCCTATTCGCAACTAGCCCAACAAACAGGATCAATAGCAGTTACTCAAAAAATTATGGCTACTGCCTTTGATACAGCCAGTGGCGCTGGATTAGATTACAGCCAAACGGTAAATATATTATCGCAGGCATATGTAGGCAATCGTAAAGGACTTAAGCAACTAAACACAGGTTTAACTCAAACTGAGTTAGCTGCTCTATCTTTCGATCAATTATTAGTGGTGCTTAATGAGCACTTTAGCGGCGCTGGAGCGGCCGCTGTCAAAGGTTATCAAGGATCGATGGATGCCCTTAATATCACCATGGGTAATGTTCAAGAAACTTTGGGTGGTGCTCTTTTAGACTCGTTTGCTAAACTCGCTGGTAATGGAGATATAACTAAAGCAACCTCAAAGATCGATACATTTGCAGCATCACTCGCGGGTGTGATAAGAGTGCTAACAGGCGTATATGATCTTAAGACTTTAATGGATCAATTAGACTGGTCTGGCCCTTTTAACCTAATACCTCACAATAAACCAAACCTGTTAATAGCTGGGCAATCGCCAGGTGATCGTACAGCCATAGATAAAGCCAATGCAAAAGAATTAGCAAAAGCAAAAGAGTTAGCAAAACTGGCTAAATCACAAGCGGCCTCTGCCGCTGCTATATTAAAAGCAAAGAAAGCCCAGGCAGCACTTGATAAAGCATCTTTAGCTCTAGGTGCAGGCTCGGCTATGTTTAATATGGATGCTATTCAAGTCCAGGCAGCTCTACTAGCGAGCCAGGATCAGATGAACAAACTGGGTGGCTACGCAACAGATCAACAGAAAATGCAGATGGCCAACGATCTAGCAAGATTAACTGTTAAACAGGATATGTTACGCCTTGAGGAGGCTATCGCTAATAAAGATGCTGAGTCTGCAACTAAATTAGCTGCTAAATTAAATATTGATTTAGGCATTTTAGGGGCATTACAGGGCCAAGATACAACCCTAATTGATATAGATAAATTACTAGCTAGTTTTAAGCCTAAAGACCTCATCAATTTAACTAACCTAGACGATGCTTTACTTAAGTTGAGCAAGTTGATGGACATAAAGATTGATCCGTTTGCTGGTATGACCATACCTAGTTGGACGGCACCAGTGGTGACTTTGGGTAATCTTGATGCTGCAACTGGTAACTATCCTGGTGGTCAATTCCAAGGCCCGCCAGTAGTAGTTACGCCAACTCCAATCCCAGCTATTCCAGACCCAACTAATCTACTGGGCCAACTAGATGCACTCACTGGCGCCTACCCTGGTGGACAGTATGCACCCTCTGGTACTACAGGTGGTGCAACAGTAGTAAATATCAGTGCAGGCGTAATTGCCAGCCCAACTGAGTTTGCCCTATTGGTGCAAAACGCCGTACAAGCTAATAACCGTGCTGGTAATAATCTTAATTATGCAGGGGCTATTTAATGAATATCCCAACAATCAATGCCATTATCAATTTTAGTAATGGGCCTGCTTTTAGTAATACGATTGTGTTAGGTACCGGTATTTTAGATACAAACGTATTAGGAGATAGCACAGCGGTAATTGTTGATGTATCTAACCAGATTGATAGCATTGATACACGTAGAGGTCGCAACCCACAGGCCGATCAATTCCAAACAGGTAATCTAACTTTACGTATTGTGGATCAGAACGGCGATTTTAATCCTCAAAATGCCGCTGGCCCTTATTATGGCTTGTTATTACCTATGCGTAAAGTGAATATCAGCGCAACCTATATTGGAATCACTTACAACATATTCAGTGGGTATATCACTAGCTACTCAACTACTACCCCATCTGATGCTAATGAGGTGGTTTATACAACTATTACAGCCGTTGATGCCTTTAGACTCGCCCAAAATGCTCAGATTTCTACCGTATCAGGCGCAAGCGCTGGACAGCTCAGCGGTGCTCGTATCAACGCAATTTTAGATCAGATCAGTTGGCCCTCTGCTATGCGCGATATTGATGCAGGTCTAACTACTATGCAGGCCGATCCTGGCTCTGCTCGCTCAGCTTTACAAGCTATGCAAACAGTAGAGCTAAGTGAATATGGCAGCCTTTACATCGATGCCGCTGGATTCTTTACCTTTCAAGATCGCTCAGTAACTACAGGATCGGTATCAGGCACTCCCGTAGTCTTTAACGATGATGGCAGCGCTATTGGATATTACAACGCTGTTTGGCGCCTGGATGATACATTGATCTATAATGAGGCTAATATCAGTATGGTTGGTGGAACAGTACAAACTGCCTCTAATGCTGCATCGATAACAAAATACTTTTTACATAGTTACAACCAGCAAAATCTATTGATGGAAACTGATGCAGGAGCTTTAGATTATGCAGAGGCTTATGTAGCTAGCAGACAAGAAACCTCAGTAAGATGCGATGAAATTACTCTAGATTTATATACAGACAATTACACGGCAGGTACTATCGCAGCTCTTGACCTAGACTTTTTCGATCCTGTAACTATCACCACTAACCAGCCTGGCTCATCGAGTTTAAGTAAAACTCTCCAGGTATTTGGGGTATCAATGTCTATTACACCTAACCGCTGGCGAGTGACTTTTATAACTTTAGAGCCAATCATTGATGGCTTTTTATTAGATAGTGCTCTATACGGACTACTTGATACAAATGTATTGAGCTATTAAGGAGATGAGATAAATGGCAAAACAAGTATTTACAACAGGTCAAATACTTACAGCGGCACAAATGACAGCCCTACAGGCAAACGATTACAATCAAACAGTCAGTGCTAAAACTACTAGTTATGTACTGGTAGCAGCTGATGTAGGCACACGTATCACTATGAACGCTGCAGGAGCTACAACGATCACAGTTAATACGAGCCTGTTTTCAGCTGGTGATACTTTAACTTTAACCAACATAGGTGCTGGCGTTTGCACAGTAACAGCTGGTACCGCAACAGTGAGTACAAGCGCAGTGCTAGCGATGGCCCAATATGACAGCGGTACTCTTTACTTCACCTCAACGGGTGTAGCAATCTGGTTTATGTCCGATGCGGCGGATGCTGGAGCGGCTGCAGCTGGCACCCTTACCGGTACTACCCTGGCATCGAACGTAGTTACCTCATCCCTAACCTCTTTTGGTACTACGCCAGTTATTGCCTCACCTAAAATCTCATCGACGTACACTGCTAAAACCGCTGCTTACACCTTTGCCTCTGGCGATGAAGGCAACCTATTCTCAATGAATAATGCTTCTAGTGTTCAGTTCAATATCCCAACAGATGCTACTTTTAACTTTGCTGTAGGTACTGAGATCAACGTATTTTGGATCACTGGTGCTGGCCAACCAACTATCGGCGCAGTAACTCCAGGCACTACAACAGTAATCTCAACAGGTGCGACGTCAGCTACGCCTAAATTGAGAGTAGCCAACTCTGGTGCCACGTGTAAAAAACTAGCGGCTAACTCATGGATCGTATTTGGAGATATTGCCTAATGACTCCAATACTCGGAATTATGGCTAGCGCTGGTAAAGGTAAAACTCCATTTATTGCAGTTTCAAGCTCCGGCGGTTCGGGGGATTTTTCAGTCTACCCTTGGTCTAGTTCAGGTTTTGGTACTAGATACACAAACCCTGCAACGGTACCTTCAAGTGGTACCGAAGGTGTCGCCTTCAACCCTGCGGGTACAGCTGTAGCAGTTGCTGCGAGCGGCACACCTTATGTTTATACCTACCCTTGGTCTAGTTCAGGTTTTGGTACAAAGTATGCAGACCCAGCAACATTACCTACAGGACAAGCCCATGACGTTGCTTTTAACCCTGCTGGTACAGTTATTGCGGTTGCACACGCAACTACACCTTTTATTTCAGCCTATCCTTGGTCTGCAGGGTTCGGTACAAAGTACGCAAACCCCGCGAGTTTGCCGCCTGGAACAACTTATGGTGTTGCTTTTAACGCCGCGGGCACAGCAATAGCGATGTCATCCGTTACAACACCTTTTATTGTTGCCTATCCTTGGTCTGCAGGGTTCGGTACAAAGTACGCAAACCCAGCAACATTACCTTCAGGCTCTAGCGATGCAATAACTTTTAACCCTGCTGGTACAGCAATCGCTATTGCATCCGATACAACACCGTTTATTTTTGCCTATCCATGGTCTGCGGGCTTTGGTACAAAGTACGCAAACCCCGCAACGCTACCTACGGGAAGTGCATTTGGTGTTGCCTTTAACCCTGCGGGTACCGACATTGCTGTTGCGCATGATGTCAGCCCTTACG